GACCCGGGTGGTCCTAGTGCCAAGCGGTGATCCGGTGATGCTGGCGCAGCCGGTAAAGGCCAGCGTCTATGCTTTCGATGCCGACAAGAAGCTGGTCGGGCCTTCCCGGGTGACCCTCCCGGCCGGATGGTACGTCCTACCCAAGAAATAATATGGCTCAACAAACGATCAACATCGGCACCATCGCCAACGACAACACCGGGGACACCCTCCGCGGCGCCGGCGAGAAGATAAACGACAACTTCACCGAGCTATATGCCGCCCTGCCGCTGGTCACACCTACGACCTGGGTGCCGACTCTCATCGACTCCGGCGGTGGACGCACCTTCGCCATCACCACCAACACCGCGCGGCACACCACCATCGGATGTGTTACTACCTTCACCGCGGACGTCACCGTCAACTCGGTGACCGGATCCGCTACTGGCAACCTCCGGCTGTCGCTGCCCGACCCCGTCACCTACGAGGCCGCCGCCGCGGTGTGGCTGACCAATGCCACCAACCAATCCAAGACCGCTATCATCGCCAGGCTAATCGCCGGCACCAGCTACCTCGAGCTGTCGCACTTTGAGAACGGAGCCGCCGATAGCCTAGCCCCCCATCTCCAGGCCACCAGCCGGCTCATAGTCTCCGGCACTTACTTTACCGCCTGATGACCACCATCGGATCCAGTCTCCAGCAGGGCATGGCGGTGCTCCAGCAGATGCTAGGGGCGCCGATGTTCATCTGGCAGGGGACGTCGATCCGGTGCATCCCGGCAGCGGTCAACGATGCCAACGTCCCCATCTCCGGTGGGTTCCAGGACAACGTGACATCGAGGATCCTGGTCATGTTCAGCGACTGGAAGACCTGCGACAGCACCCTGGTCTCGATGGACTCGACGCTCTACACGCTCGACCAGGGGACCACATTCTCAAGGCTACTCAAGGAGGACGGACTGTTCATCCTCCAGGAGAACAGCGACCGCATCGCCTTAACCTTCTGCAAGCCGAGGCCGGTGGTCGGCAGGACTCTGGTTTATCAAGGCCGGACCCTCCGCATCCTGTCCTGCCGTGTGGATGCCTCCGGCGCCTACTACAACCTTGAGCTGGGGGCAAAGACCAAGTGAAATTCGGAGTCAACATGACGGTCGACAGCGGCAAGTTCGACCTTGCCATGAAGCAGTATCTGCTGACGACAAGCCGCGACCTTCACAAGGCCATCAACAGCCGGTTCTTCTATTTGATGGTGAGACTGTTCGTCCTGGTGCCGCCCAAGAGACCGGGCCAGGAGCGCCGGAGGATCGCTGACTACCTTGGGACGCCGGTTGGTGACATCAACCGCAAGTCTAAGAAGACCGGCAAGCGGATCGGTAAATCCCGAATCCTTCGCCGGGTGCACCTCATAGCTCAGTCGAAGGAAGCCAAGGGCGGTCGCCGCGGCCTCTATGGCGAAGAAATGAAGGCAGCAGCCTCGGCCCTGATGCGGAAGGCAATCGGGTCGGTCGGTTATCTACGCTCGGGTGTGGTGAAGATGATCCGAGTGTACAACAAGGGCTTCAGCCAGTTTCAGAGCGCCAAGTGGAAGCCGCTGTCGAAGCCTCCCGGCTACAAGGCGCCGAAGCAGACCAACGCCGCCCTGCTATCGATGGCCAACCAGTACGGCCTCCCTCAGGAGAACGTCGCCACACACAAGGGCACCAAGGCCCGAGGATTTCAGGCTGTCCCAGGCTTCAACCCGACAACCTCGGTGGTGATGACCGCCGGTGTGGCCGACAACCAGTACAACCGAGTGGCGCAAATCTACAACGAGGCAATGCAGAAGGCCATGGACGACGAGACGACAGAGATGATCAACCACATGACCGAGGCCCTCCTGGCCAACGGCAAGGTTCTCGAAGACAACGGGATCACAATCAAATGAACGCCGCCGCCCTAAGAGCTGAACTTGCAGTCGCTGACTACCTGGCGGCCGCCGACTGGTCGGCCTCCGGCGCCGGCACGCCCACCTGTCTCACGTCCTACAGCCGCGGCCTCTACGACGACCCAGACGACCAGGACGTCATGCCCAACTTCCCGCGCCTGGTTGTCTCGACCAACTCAGCCAGGCCAATGCAGCGCACCGATCTGACCTGCGAGGTCGAGATCGCTGTCGAGCTTCAGCTATCTGCCGACGACACCGACGAGGCTGCTGTGCTGACCACCGTCCAGGTGCTCGACAACCGGATCCTGCCGCTGTTCGACGACACCGGGGCCTCTGCTCTCAACGCGCCATCAAACGACCCCAGCGGCCCCTTTACGGCGCAATTCGCCGCCCCTCTGGACTTTGGGGCATCCTCAATCTCTAATCGGTCCAGGACGTTCACCAGGACGTTCACCCTCTACTGTTCCGCAACACTCTAACCACCCACACACATGGCTAATTCACAAGGACTCGCATACCAATTTGGTTCACCGGCTTCGGTGACCATGTATTCAAGCGACAACACCACAGCAATTTTTAGCAGCCTTGCTCAGATTGAAAGCTACGATCTGACTCATGATGCTGACACTGAAGAGGTGCGAAACAGCGCTGGCGAGGTGGTTGGTCATATTGGATACAATGAACGGGTGACTCTTAACCTGAACCTAATTCCTGCCGGAGCCAATGCTGCCGCCGCCCTGGCGTTTTGCTCACTTGGCCCGGTGAATGCCACGGTCAAAATCAGCGGCGCTCCCGCAATCAACATGATGGGTAAGACCGACATCCTGAACACCGACGACATAGCGAGCGGTGGCCGGTTCATCTACGGCGGCGGGGGATCGGTCAAAATGACCCAGAGCGGCAAAGCCATGGTGTCGATCACGGTCAAGAAATTCAAGAACCTGACCGCCGGCGCCGCTGTCGCCCTAAACGTGTGAGCAGCCTGGCCGCCATCCTAAGTGCTACAGCCAAGCCCTGTCCGATGGTGATCGGGCTCCGCATGGTGCCCTTTACTGTCGGCCATGCCATCCTGCTGCACCGTCTAGGATCCCCATTCGTCACCGGCGGCCGGGCCAGCGCTAACGACCTGGTCGAGGCTGTTATCGTGTGCAGCCAATCTGCCGAGGAGTCGGTCAAGACCATGGCCTCGGTGTTCCGATGGGTGCCTCTCCGGCTGATGCGTAAGAAGGTCAGCAAGTCCGACCTGGTCAAGGAATGCCAAATCCTCCAGGAGTGGATTGGAGACAAACCCGACTGCCCAGAAGTTCTACGGCAGCCGGGTGCAAGATCCAGGGAGGCGGCCATGCCCTGGCCCGAAAGGCTGCTGGTTGGCCTGGTCGACATTGGATTTACCGAGGAGACGGTTCTAAATATGCCGGTGACCGATGCCGAAAGGTTCTTCCTGACCAATGCAGAAATGCACGGTCAGGTCGAGCTGTGGAACGATAAGAACGATGCCCTCTGGCGCCTGGGTCAAGAACAGCAGACGGTAAGGAACTAACAAATGGCCATTTTCTCACTTATTGCAAAGCTCGGCCTGGACGGTTCGGCCTACGAAAGCGGCTTAAAAAAGGCTTCGAGCACGACCGACAAGTTCCGGCAATCGGTAGGATCTCAGCTTGGTGCAGCGCTATCTGTTGCTGCCATCGGCGCATTTGCCTCCAAGGTGATTCAGACAGTCGACGCCATCGGCGACCTGTCCGAGCAACTCAACATCAGCACCGACGACGTTCAACGCCTACAAGTGCTCGCAGGCCAAACAGGTGTTTCCTTTGAGGCTATGGCCAAGTCGATCACAAAAGTCAGCCAGGAGCGCCTAAAGGCTATTGAGGAAGGTGGGAAGGCCCGGGAATACTTCAGAACACTTGGCTTTTCAGTCACTGAACTAAACGAGAAGAGCCTCTCGAACATCGACTTAATTTCAAGGATGGGCCAAGCGCACAAGGACGCAGGAAGCAGCGCCCAGACACAGGCAGCAATGATGGCCATCTTGGGCGAGGAAGCATTCAAGGCAGCCGGAGCAATGTCTAAGATAAAAGAGATGGGTCCAATCGACATAATTTCTAAAGAACAAATCGATCAGGTTGGAAAATTAGCTGACCGTATGGATGAGATACAGCGGCAAGTTACTGTTGCTTCAGTACCTTATCTCAATTTCTTCGGAAACAAAGTCGAGGAGGCTGCTAAAGAGCTAATTGTATATAACAATATGTTTAGCGGTGTTTTTAAAAAGTTTAGAGAAGAGATGGAACCATATAGAATCGGCCTTGGAGGAGCGGTCGATTCATCTCAGGGTGTTAGTAACAGTGTAGGGTCAATATCAATGCCAAGCGGAACCATTGGGAGAATAGACAGCAGAGTTAAACGCGAGACCTCAATGTTCTCAACGGAAGCGCCTCCTGGATGGGTTAACACCCTGGTGGGTCAAATCAAGATCCAGACCAACGAGACCCGTGCGATCCGAGTAAACACCGGCAGAACAGCTCAGGCTGTCGAATAACATGGCAACACTCCAAGGCTCACCAAACCCAAATAACTTCGAGTACATCGAGGTCAGCCGCGCCTACGACAACAACGGCAACGGCCGGGTGGTGCAGTTAGTTTTCCGCGGCGACAAGGATACCCTCCGCATCGCATCGGCCCAATGGGTGGCCCTGGGCGCCAAGTACAGCATCCGCGAGGACGGCCCGTATTCCGAGGCCACCGTCACAATCGGCGGCAACTCCTACGACCCGGGTACACCAATCCAAGACCAGTCGGCACCGCTGCCTGGAGAAATAGCAGACATCCGCTACGAGTTCCGCACCGACTACCTCGATGTCTCGGTGTTTGCTCTACCGGCAGTCGACCGGGAGGCCAACAGCACGGGTAATCCAAACCTCTACAAGACGGTCATCGAGACCGCAGCAAAGAACGGTGAACTTCTATCGCAGAGCGAGACCAACCTGGGCAACGCAACCACCTTCCCGATGGCCAACAAAGTCTGGCAGATGCTCTACCGAGGCCAGGACACCTTCCCGATTGCTCGAGTGAGTCTGACCAGAATAGCCACTTTCTCAGGCAACCTAGGCCTGCCTCAAGTTCCCAACGGAATCCCGCCTGTCTACACGCCCGAATCGTTTGCTGTAAATTGGAACCTGCCATTTGCGGTGACGAGAATGCTTCCTAGAGTTCCAACCGATCCAGCCACGGGGCAAATATTAGCACCCTTCGGCACCGTGTGGGGCTGGAAGCAAACCAACTTCTCGACTAGCCTGGTCAACAAAACCAACCAGGTTGAGCAGGTCATCGCCTGGACTTTCGCGCCTTACGACACACTGATTTACCCGTTCTTCTGAGTAACCTTTAAAAAACACACACTATGGCAGACGAAATCCAATTAACAGCCCGGTTGTACGCCTCCAAAAACGGCGCTTTCCTACCCTCGGTCACCTACACCAAGAGCAGCACGATGGTCGGCACCGACATGGGCAGCCAGACTCAGGTCATCGGCCTGACGGTCGAGGCCCTCGATGTCCCGGTCGACGTGACCAGCCCCTACAAACTCCTGATCTCGAATCTGGACACTACCAACTATGTCGAGATGGGATTCGTGTCCGGCACCTACACGATGCGGATCCCGGCCGGCGAGACGCTGCTGATGCCCTATGTCAGCGCCACGCTCTATCTCCTGGCCAACACCTCATCGGTGACCGTACAGGCCACCTTCTGCGAAGTTTAAACCACCAACACCATGGCTAACGAAGTCGAGATGTCAGCCCGGCTGTACGCCAGCAAAGGCGGCGCTGTGATCAACTCACTGTCTTACAGTGCGATAGCGAACATGACCGGCACCGACATGGGGCAGCAGACCCAGGTTGTCGGCACAAGCGACGAGACCTTGGACCTCACCGCTGACCTGGGGACGCCCTACCGCCTCCTGGTGGTCAACTTGGACTTAGTCAACCCGGTGTCCATCGGGCCTTCCTCACCGTACTCGTTCCAAATACCGGCCGGGCAGTTCGCATTGCTGCCCTGGGTCGACGCCACCATGTACGTCAAGGCCTCCAACAGCCCCGTCAAGATCTTTGCCCAGTTCTGCGAGATCTAACCAGCCATGGCCATCCAACTGCCCTCCAAACTGGCCGAGACCGGCCTAAAGGCAGACCATGCCCGGGCCATTAACCAGCTCATCGAGGCTGTGCGGCGGTCCCAGCTCATCGCCGGGCCTGGCCAACGGGTCGAGCAGAACGCTAACGGCACGACTCTAAAGACCCCGGTGATGTCGACAACGGTGCAGACCTCCGAGGAGTCCTGGTTCTACTGACCCATGCCCTACGCTACCGACAGGAAAGACAAGATGTTCACGGCCTACAACCTGAACGTCCTGTACAGCCGGTTCGACGCGAAATGTCGGGCAGCGTTGAATGAGATGGGTCCGCTGTGGGCCCAATCGAGATTCCAACCTTTCGATCACTGGTCGGCACCGTTCCCGTATGGCGTCTGGTACGTTTACCGGAACGATCCGCAGACGGCCATGCGCCTGCATGACGACGGAGGAGTGCCTAACCCGTCCATCCCTGGAATCGGCTACTACCGCGACGAGCACAGCCAACAGGCGGCCAAGATCGCCCTGTCGAAGCTGGAGAACAAGTACCTCGACGTGTCCGGCGGCCAGGTGTACGTCGACCACCACAGCACATCTGGCGATCCTTTCACCTGTGACGTCGGATCGATCCACTACAGCTTCGAGCTACTTCGCCGTGAGGTGGCCGGCATCCAGTACGACGTGCATCTGGGCTGGGATCCTCAGGCCGGCTCAGGCCTGACGTCCTATGTCCGCGGCAGCCTCGGGCCTTCCGACCCCACACTGCCTCCTGGTCGGATCCACAAGCACAAGCTGGCTGTCGCCGAGATCGCCATCGAGGGCCTGACCGTCTTTCGTATCCTCAACACCTACCAGCGTTACGACTGCTGGCGAGTGCACAACTGCGGCACCACCACCGTGCAGGTGTTGCTACAGCTACCCGATGGCAACGCCGACAGGGAGTTCGTAGGCCCAGGGCAGGTCCGAGCCTTCCGACGCCGCCAGGACGGCACCTGGGCCACGCGCTGGCCTAACGGTGGCTTCTGTTACCATTTTTTCCCGTACTTCCCTGGGGACGTGCCGTATTTCGCCGAGGGCCCACCGAGCTGGCAGGGCGCCGCCACCTCGCCATTCCTCGCCCTCGAAAGATCGGCCCAGGCCAACAACGTGGCCAATCCGTTCATTATGTTCGACTGGCTGCACACGATGGGTGCCCAGATCGACCCGACGGTGCATCACGACATCCGGCAGGTTTACCCTCAGACCTACGCCGACCCAGGCGATCACCGGCAGCAGCTCGGCGACCTGGTGTTTACCTGGGGACGAGCCCGGGTAAGATATTTATTCGACAGTTTGGCCGCCTATGTTTCCGAGGAAAAGATCGTCAACTTCCCGGGTGTTGGGAGCCTGGTGCAACGGTTGGAAGGCCTCGGAATCACCGTGGTGCAGAATCCGACAAGCATCACGCTGACTAGCCGCCGAGGCCTGATACAGATCAGTCCAATCGACTGCAACATCTTCAGCGATCCACAGAATCCAGTGTGGGAGATCGGTGTGGTGCCAGTCACTATTTCGACAATTTATCCAAGCTCCACAAATCTCGCACCATTCTGGTCTGCCGGCAATGAGGCAACGATCTTCGACAAGGTGCTGGATGTGCGCCGCCGGCTGGCTGTTGAGGCTGGATTCCTTGCCAACTACGACGACGTGCACGACATCACCGAGGACCGGGTCGGCCTGCTCAGACTGACGCCCCAGGGGCTGGCCTGTAGCGTAGGAAGCCCGATAGGCATCGACGGCAATCTGCTGATCGATTACGAGGCCTACGCCTCACAATTACAACTTTACGTCAAGAGCCACAACCCGGGCTATGGCGTCGGGGCGTGGACAGGCTTCTATCTTTCGTCAGCCGCCGAGACAGCTCTGATTGTCCCGTCAAAGGTCAACACCGTTACGGGTCAATGGGTTAACCTGTTTCCAACAAAGGTCAGCGATAGCACGCCAACCTCCACGCTGTTGTATCAGGGATCGATCAATGCAGCCTTTATCCCGCCAGGAGGGCCTTGGGGATTCGCATCAGGCAACTACGACAACGAGCTTATGCGAGCCACCTATGGCGATCCTGACCACGCTTCAACATCTGGATTCGAGGCCGACTTCTGGGTCAACAAATGGGGCGGCCCAAACGGAGTCGATGCCTCGGTGCGGATCCTGGGCAGCCCAAACAAAACACCCAAGTTTGCAGAGGGACCGGATGGACTTTTGCAGGAATCTGTCGACGACGTTTTTAGGGACAAGCTGGGATCTCGATTCGCTTCGACCGTACCGCTTCAAACCTTAACCACAGTCGCCACCTACCGAGACGCTCTCACGTCGATAAAATTTGATAACGGCGGCTACATATCCAGCACCTTCGATGTCCCGTACCGACCATTATTGACTCTGAATGGCGGCCCAGGATCCGGCCCATTCATTCACAAGATTCCCAAAAGCGCCTGGCTTTGGAACCTGCTGCAATGGCGCCTGGATTCTTGGACCGAATCGGCGTGCTTATGCACCCAGAACTTAGCCCCGGGCCTGCCTATATTCTTTGGCACCGGCTACGAGCCCGACTTCGACCTGGATGCCTGGTATCTCGACCAGGCTGGCTTCGATCTCCTGAGCGGCAACGGCGTACAATGCTTCCGCGGCGAGGACAGCTTCTCGACCGAATATTTCTTCGTTCCGCCTCAGAACTTGCAGACCTGGTGCCGCAAGTTCGGCTTCACGTCGGGCAACTGGCAGACCGAGAACGGGCAGCCGACCGAGTTCCCTGCGGTGGTTGCGACCCGAGTCAAAGACTACCGGAGCTACTCGGAACGAGAGACCCAGAAGGTCATCAGCTACTTCGACGCAACGGCCAACGCTCAGGAATACATGACCCTGAGCTTCGTCGACCTGCGGAGAATTTGACCCCTGTTTGACCCCTGCAAACATTGGGTTTTCTCTTAAAACTACAGAAAAACAGTTTTCTCTGTAGACGGAAGGCTGGTCATCGCCCATCTTGATCACGTCGAAGGCAACAACAGCAAACCAAAGCAAAACATGAGCAACATCATCACCGTCCAACTTCCGACCGAGACCTCCTACTGGGGCAGCACCGCCACCGAGGCCGACGTCTATCGCATCATCGGCAACCTGGAGACGATGATCCGAAGCCAATTCCCTGACGTCGACATCGACTTCCAGCATATGCAGGAGCCTCGAGGCCGCGGAATCTTTGGAGACGACGAGTCGCTGATGGATTCCATCTACCAATTCATCCAGGACAACTGGACTGCCGCCCTCTGACAACCTTAGCCCCGGGTGGGGCCAATACCACCCCCAGGGGCGCGACTGGCCAACGCGCAAACCACAGCAACACCACAGCAATGCACAGCAATGAACCTCAACAGCTTAATCTCAGCCCTGATGATCGTAGAAAGCAGCAACAACGACTTGGCCATCGGTGACCAAGGCCGGGCCATTGGATGCCTTCAGATTCACAAGGCCGTTGTCCTGGACGTCAACCGGATCACCGGCAGCCATTATCGGCACCAGGACATGACCAACCGGGTGGCAGCCCGAGCAGTCTGCCAGGCCTACCTGACCCACTACGGCCGCGGCGCCACCACCGAGCAATTAGCCAGGAGATGGAATGGGGGCCCGACTGGGGACCGCAAGCCTGCGACGGTGGCCTACTGGCTCAAAGTTCAACGCAATCTAAAATGACCAAACCCAAAACGATCAACGTGAAAGAAACCACCCACAAGTCACTCCGGGCCTACTGCATCGCCACCGGACTCAAGATGCAGGCAGTCGCCGACCATGCGATTCAGGCCTGGCTAAAGAAAACTGCCAAGTGAAGCGCATCCTCGCCATCGACCCAGGCATGAGCGGCGGCCTTGCGCACTTCGCCGGCAACCGGGTCACCCTGGAGCCCATGCCGACGACCGACAGGGACATCCGAGATGTCCTGGT